GGGTTAGAGGATGAGGGCAGCCATGCCGAAGGCCAGGTTCAGCGGATTGCTGTAAGCCAGCATCGGCACGGCTATGGCGGCGGCAAGGGCGGAGGCGGGCTTGATCGTGAAGTTGGCCTCCATCTTCTTGTTGGGGTCGAGATCGCCCGGCGTGAATTCGGTCATGATGCCGGGGAAGGTCCACGCCCCGCCGTTCGGCAGGATGATGCGGTAATTGCGCGCGCGCTGCACCGCATATGCCGTCTTGAGGGCGGCTTCATCCGCTCCGCCGGGGAAATAGTTCAGCACACCACCCACGGCGTCGAAATCGCGCAAGCCGCCGGCATATTGCTTGAACTGGCCGGCGGCCATGAGCGTGGTCGACTCCATCTGATCGCGCTTGACCTTAAGCCCCTTGATGGAGGTCAGTTCGGCGATGGGGGTGAAGGTTTCCGGGGTGTTGCCGTCGCCGATGGCGAAGGCCGAACCGTAGCCGGTGGCGGCTTTCGTCGCCGTCATGCCACGCCCCCGAGAACCGCGGCGCAGGCCCGATAGATGGCCGAAGCCTCTTCGGTCTTGCCGTGCCAGCTATGCACGATGACCAGATGCGCCGCGCGCCCGAGGGCCGGAGCGATGGCCGCCCTTCCGGCCTCATCCGCCACAAGGAACGCCGCCTGTGCGCCCTCCATTCCGCCAACGATGGCGTCGACCGGCGAAGGCCGTTGCCGCGCGGCGTCCCATGCGGCGGCAACCTCTTCGGCCAAGCCCTGGCGCAGCGATACGAACAGATCGCTAAGCTCAGTCCTGACGCCAAAAATGGTGAGATTTTCGAGGGATAACATCACGCCTCCTAGCGCATGGAGCCGATGGACAGCAGGTTGCCCGTGCTGACATCGACCGAACTGTGCGAATTCAAGATAACCTCGACCGTGACGCTGCCGGCCGTACAGTGCAACACGCCCGATGGTGTCAAAACATCCACGAAGGCGGTGCCGTTTTTGGTAAAGACCGTCGTGCCGTTAATGTTCAGCTTGACAGTCCAGTTGCGAGTGCCGCCGGTGAAATCCACGCCAAGGCAGGCCTGAGCCCATACATCGCCGTCGTGCGGCAGAGTCCATGTGTCGCTCAGAACCGTGACATCGCTGCCGGTCATGTTGACCGTGCCAATCAGGCTGACGAAGGACATCTTGGTCGCGCTGTCATTGTCGATATCCGGCGCGCCGACCGTGTTCTTGGTGGCCAAGCCGCCTTGCCCGGCGATCGCCGCGGCGGTGTTAACCGCCGTGATGTCCGCGCTGTTGATCCAGTTCGACCCGTCCCAACTGTAGACCGCCAGGGTGTTGCCCGAGCCGTCCAGCCGCACCCATATGTCATTCGCCACGGGCGAGGCCGGCGCGCTGTTCGACCGGTAGACGTTCGAAAACGTCGCATTGTCCTGCGGCTTGCCTGTGCCGGTCACCTGCGTCGACCACAGCGCGGCGCTGAGCGTGGCAAGCGCGCCCTGGCCGGTGATCGCCGCCGCCGTGTTTATGGCGGTGATGTCCGCGCCCTTGATCCAGGCGGAGCCGTTCCAGGCGTAAACCGCCAGGGGCGAGCCGCTGCCATCAACCTCGACCCATATGTCGTTCACGCCGGGCGATACCGGCGCGGTCGTCTGGCGATAGACGATAACCTTGTTGGCGTAGTCGTCCGGCTTTCCCGTGCCGGTGACCTGTGTGGCCCATGTGACGGCGCTGAGCGTGGCAAGCGCACCCTGCCCGACAATGGACGCCGCCACGCCATACCCGCCGCCTGTGGTGGCCGGGCCGATGATCCGGCGCGGCCCGGTGATGCCGTAGATGGAGACGTAGCTCACCGCGATATCATAGTCTGTGGCCCCGGCCAGGCCGCCGACCGTGATCGACGCCGTGCCGGCGGGCGAAGAGCCCCACATGCTCCAGTCCGTGGTGCCGTGAATACGGTACTCGACCACGACATCGGCGCAAAAGGCATAGTCGCTATTGTCACCGGTCACCGTGACGCACGGCACGGATGCGCCGCCGCCGGTCAAGGCCCCGCCGGCCGCCGACCACTGCGTAGCGCCCGGCTGCGGCACCGTGGCGAAGTCGGGTTGCGTCAGGCCGGGCGTTGGCGGCGGGTTCGCCGTCTGGCCAAGCGCGAAGGCATGTTTCGCGTCGGTTTCCGACTGCAGCGTCAGGGTGACGATACCGGTTTTGATGTCCGGCCCGGCGCGTGAAGCGACTAGCACCTTTTGATTGTTCAACCCGGCCTCCGGCAGATTGACCGTCAGGCAATCGCCCGGCTTGAACCCCATCCACTTGGGCCGCAATTGCAGTTGCAGCGGGCCGAATTCGCGGCTGTTGACCACATCATAGGCGGCGATCTGCGCCACCTGTGCGGCGTCCTGCACCATGTCATAGATGATGGACTGTTGCCGCAGGCCGCCGTCGAACGTCTGATAGGCGGTGGCCGTCACCGGCCTGGCCGCGACCTGTGTCCAGTTATTGGCCTCGGAGCGGTAGGTCGGCACAATGGCATTGATGCGCCCCTTGCGCGACTTCATCGCCCCCAGGCTCATGCCGCCGGCCAGATCGTCAACGCCGATCGTGGCCAGGGACGTGCGCGGCGTCGACACCATGCAGGCCAGCCGCGCCGATGACTGAATCGGCTCTCCGCCGCCGGCCTTGAGCAGGGCTTTCAGCACCTGCCACTTGCTGTCTGCGGTCGTGACCTGGCCGCCGCACTTCCAGCCGTTGGCATCGGCGACGTTCGCACCCTCGACAAAGCCGGCTGGATCGATGAAGGCCAGCGGCACGCCGCAGCCGGCGACCCGCTTGCCGTTGTGCAGCCAACCCAAGGCCCAGGTCAGGCCGCAGATGAACGGGTTCTCCGTCCATACCCACGTCGTTTGATCGCCCGCCCGGCAGGCGCCGGAACCGCCGGGATAGGTCGAGTCGAGGCGCGGGTCGTAACCCTTCACACCCTTGATCACCCACAGCGGGGCCGGCTGGCCGCTGGAATAGACGGTTGTGTCATATTCCATGTCCAGCCAGGCGGCGCAGTAGCCCGACAACTTGTGCGCCGACGTCCACGCCGCCAACGGGGAATCGGTCGCCGGTTCTGCCGGCTGCGGCAAGGCCGCCGATGGCAGGTCGCCCAATTGTTGGGTCTGCCACATGCGATGATAATAGGGGTTCGCCGGGTCCGTGACATGGCCATAGGCATCGAACGCCGTGACCACCTGGCCCGCCTTGAAGCCTTCGATCGCCTCATAAGGCCCGGCACCACCCAAAATCACAATCTGGTTGAGGTGCTTATTCTTCGGCCCCGCCGGATATTGCAGGATCAGGTTTCCGCCGACCGCCGTGCGCCCGAACACGATGGGAATGCCGGCGGCGGTATCCGCCTTGAATTGCAATTGCGTGCCGGAGGATTTCAGCTTCGGCGGCTTCGATAGTTCGGCCGTGGCCCATGTCGTGAACAGGAACTTCGCCACAGCCATGGAGGCGGCGGCGTTCAGCCCAACGGTCGCGCCGACTGCGGTAACACCGGCCGTCACGGTGGCCGAAACGACCGTTATGGCGTTCGCTACCCAGGCGGCGGCGGCGATGGCTACTTGCGGCATTTCGGGGCCTCGACCGGTACGCGCCAGGCCGCCACGAACGCCTTGGGGTGCATCACGCCCGCCCGGCCTTCCATGAAGCCGAACACCCGCCCGTGCGATAGCTGCACGGTCAGGGCCGGCCAGTCGCCATCGGACGGCAGGCCGATCAGATCGCCGACAAGGGCGAAGGCCGGCGGGATACGCTGAAAGCGCGCGTCAAGCGCATCCTCAAGCCGATCGAATCCGGCGCGCTTCAAGGCCCGCACCGCGCCCAATTCATTGCGGTACTCTCCGGCCTTCATCAGGGCCACACGGTGGCCCAAGCGCCGGACGTGCAGCGCGGCCATGCGCACGCAGTCGCAGCGGCCCCATTCGAAGGCCTTACCGTCCAGTTGCGCGACGGTGGCTTCGGCAGCCGCCGCCCGCGTGATGAGGTGGCTCATGCCGCGCGCGCGATCGTCAGAGTGGGCAGCGTGCCGTTGACGCCCCACGGCATTTGCAGGGTAACGTCGGTCACGTACTCAAAGCCGAGTTCGCCCGGCCATACGCTTTCATGAAAAGCATCCGACAGGATCGCGCCTTCATCGGCCGCGAAGAAGTAGT